TCTGTTAATAGGAAGTCATCACTTCTGCTTGCGTAACCACCAGTAGTAAAATCCGAGTCTTTGTAAATGAAGAGGCCATAAGGGACATTCTCTCCACGACCATAAGAACCAATGAACTGGACACCCAACCCATCTTTGGCATTATAGTCTCGTGGTACGTTAATCTGTAAACCACCATTCACTGTATCAAACGAACCGTAAGAACCTAGTTGGATTTTAGTGTGGCCTGTTAAAGTTCCACCATAGATATTTGCCCCTCGAATCGTTCCACCATAGATTCGGTCACCGCTTAAAATACCTGAACGAACCTGACTTGCATCGATTGCAACACTCTGCACACGGTTGATAAAGGCTTGCTTAGCAAAAAGCTGACTCAAGTAAGCTTCATTTGCGACAAGCTTATTGAATAAAGCCTGGTCAACTTTCAATTTTTCAGCCGTGACCGCCTCAGCATCCAAAACTACAGTAGTCACCGAACCAGCTTCAAAATTGGCCGTTTTCAGCTTATCAACCATAGCTGACTTGATAACTGCTCTGTCGATCAAGGTCTCGCCAGTAATATGAGTCAACTTACCAGAAAGACGATTGTGGCCATTAGCCCCAAGATTGAGACCTGAAATCAAATCACCTGCGCTGTTGATGTTCTGGACGGCCCACGAACCAGCCAATTGACTTTGAACCGTACGAATCGCTTCGTCTGTGTCTTCAGGAGCTTCTGAAAATGGAGTTGACGCTGTTCCAATTTCAACTTTTGGAAATGCAATCCAAACGGTTGCGTTTGAAAAAACATGTAAGATTAACTCGCTTGTAGCATTTGTATTTTCATTTCTTATGAACTCAACATCGTAAAATTGCCAATCAGTAGTCAATGAGATACTTTTAACAGCACCTCTATATCCTGCTCTAGCTTGAAAATTCGTATTATTGACAGTAGATTTTGCCCAAAAGCTAAATCTTGCTGATTTATTTTTCAGTTCATCAACTCGGCCAGTGCGTGAATTACCACCAAGTGAGAAAGTGATTTTTTGATTATCAGTTTTGCCATTGAAGGTTGATACAATCTTCAATGTGTTCACTCCTCTAAATTGATTGTCAGAATCAATACTTACAGCTAACTGTCCTTTGGTCTGCGAAGCATCATCAAACAGCTTGTACGTTGAATATTTATCTCTTAAATCACGTTTGAATAGCGAATTTAAGAAAAGATTTCGTCCACTTGCTGACGCCTTTGACACTTCAACCTGGAATAATTGACTTGTCAAAGCCATACGAGCTACCTTATCTGCAATTCCATTTTCAGTATTGCCTAAAATTCGCTCATAAAGCTGACTAGTCTCTCTGACTCTCTGGAAGTCTGTCTGATTAGCCTTGCCAGAAATCATTGAGGTGATGTCTGCGAATCGTCCGTCTACTGCTGTTTTGTATTTGGCAATCTGAGTGGCAATCGAGCCATTTTGTGGGTTGGTAATAGCTTCAAGCCTACGCTCAATGCCTCTTACATCCTCCTGATAAGCCGATTTACCAACGTAGTCCCTTGTGACTAGCTCACGGACAGAAGTCGCTTGCTTAGCGCTCTCTTCTCGAGTGTATCTTCTCAATGCTTCTTGTCGCTGACCATCTTGTCCGACATAGTTCTCAACCGTCGCCAATTTAGCAGATAGTCCGTCAGCCGTTTTCTGAAATTCAGACTTGGCAACGACAAGGTCTGTCTTGCCATCTTCAGGAGCAGGACCTGCATCTATACGAGTCGAACTTCTGGTCAATTCGACCTTGCGAAACGCTACATGGCCAATCTTGCTATAGCCCAGAATAATTCGCCAGAAGTCAAAATTATCAGGCTTGGTCAGCGCTGGTATGGTGACTTGATAAGTCTGCCAGCTAGACGTGAGAGTGAAATTATCATTCATAATCTCAGGATTACCAGGTGCTGTTCGATTAGCTCTTAATGACACCCAGACGTTTGGAGAACCAGAGTAGCAAATCCCTTGAAATGAGAGGGTGTAAGTCTCGCCAATCTCCAAATCAAGAAGAGCTGTCGAACTCTTACTTGAAGCTCGACTCCCTTCTTTCGAATAGATTTGCATCTGCTTCCAAGTGTTAGTCGTGCCTTTAACATTGTATTCGCCATTCAAAATGGTCCAATCTTGTGGACTACTATCGCCTTGACTATATTGCCAAAAACTTCTTGAAAAGTCATAGTCTTCAGCATAATTCCGCCCACCGACCTTCATCTTCGAAAATTCCTCACGAATTTTCCCGGCTTCAGATATAACTAAAGTCTTATCTGCCTTGTCTTTTGTTGCATTCAAGATTTCCTGACGAATCGAACCAGCACGCACTTCAAATTCAGCCAGACTCAACTTCTGATTTAGCTTGTTCTGCGTGTTTGTTTCAAGGCTCTTCACAGATTGCCTAATATTTTCAGCAGTCACATTGAGTGAGCTGATATCCGCTTTGGTTCTGAGACCTTCAGTCAGACGACTCACACCAGCATCAAGTGCATCAGCGCGCTGTCTGAAATTAGATTCGACTACTGAGACACGGTCTCCTTGATTTTTATGCGCAATCTGCACACTCGCTATCTTACTAGCCAGCTGCTCGGCTGTCTGCGTGAGTTCTGACTTGCTTGCCTTGCCATTAGCTAAGTTGGTCAGTTCTGACAGTCTGCGAGTCGTCGTCTCCTCATACGTCGCTTGCGCTGACTTCACACCAGCCAGTTCTTTTTTGGTCTGGATAAGCGCTTCAACCTGCTTGGCAATCTCAGCTGTAACCTGTTCTTGCTTCGGTCGAATATCGTTTGCGATCGTCCGTTTTAGAACATCCAAATCACCCGACAGAGCCGTCTGAGCGCTCGTAGCCTGCCTCTTAAACTCTTCAAGCTTGGTAATCGAATCCAAGCCAATCCGCTTCGATTCCTGAGCGAGTAAACTACTTGCGCCAGCGTTTTGTAAGGCTTCTATAGCCTTGCGCTTGATTTCTTGTAATGGACCATTATCAAAAATACTAAATCGCTGGTCGATGGTGTCAGACAGTTCTTGCTTGACTTCTTCGGATTTAGCTCTGGCAAGTTCGATACCGTCCGCAATTTCTTGTCTTAACAATCCAGCTTGGTGATCAAAACCTAAGTCTGCATTTTGAAGAGCCTTTTCTAGGGCTATTTCTTGTGCAGATTCTGTTACTCCAAGGATGGCATCGGCTGCACTAGATAAGCCACCAGAAGACCTAGAACCACCAGTGCCTGCCTTATCATCGAAAGTCAGAGAGATGTACTCTTCTTTTAAGGCATCGAACTCATAAGCAATAGCTTTCTTGAATGCATCGACATTGTGTTTCCAGCTCTTGAGATTTACCGTATCACCCATGTGGACCACTTGACCATCAAGTTCATAGGCTTCAATTTTGATAGCATCAGAGACCTTGTCAATGCCTTGATTTGTAAATTTAGCCTGTGCCCACTTCTGCAACTCTTCAACAGTCTTAGCATTGTTGTTCTCATACTCTTTTTCATTAATGTAAGGATAAGAGTTAATAAGAGGACTATCTACAGTCACTCTGATAGTCGTTTCTTTTTCAGCACCTTCAGGCTTAAACGTCGACTTTGCATGAATTCTTGTGACAACATTCTGACTGTTCCTTGTACGTTGATAGTCCTTCAGATTTTTGTGCGTTGTAATAACAACACCACGATTCTCCCCACGACTCTTCTTCACTGTCAGAGCGAAATTGTCACGAACCAGCTCACCTTCCCATGTACCAACAATGCTGTGCTTACCGTCCAGCAATACAGAGTACAGAGTTTCTGTTTCAGTCGTATTGAATGTCCTACGGTCCTGGATATCGCTATTGAAAGAAAAATCTCCCAAAGCGGTTTTGGTGTTTTGAACCATGCGAGAAAGAGCCATGCCACAGCTCTGACTAGTCACACTTACTGGTGTGATAGAACGTTGCATCACATCATCCGAAATGTGATAGGCTGTGATTTCCAGATGGTCATTGTGTTCAACAGGTTTCTTGATGCGAAATAGCTGCGCTCCTAAAACAGGAGTCGGAGCCTTTATCAACATATCTTCTTGGATGAGTTGATAAATACCAGAATCAGAAATAGGATATTTCACAGTTAGGGTGAAATCGCCATTCATGGTCTCTTTAACAATCGCCGAAGTCGCTTCATGAAGTGGCTCTCCGTTCCACCGAACAGTTCTTACATCTTTATTAAGTAGATAAAGCAATTATGCCCACCCCCAAACCGTCTCGATTTCAAGCGATTGAATACCTTGATCTAGAACAACCCCAACATTCTTCACTTTCGCTGGATCAACTGTGATAAAGTCCCCTGACCATTTCACTGGTTTTCCTGTTGTTGTCTTAAAACTAGGATTATCAGGATTGTTGACCATCACAAGCGACTCAGCAAGCCTTTCAAGCCTAATGACCTGTCCAGCAATTGTAAACGAAGTCTCAGCAGCGCTCTGACCAACGATTGTGATTTTAGGAAAGGCAAGTGCAGAACCTTGCACGGTTAAAGTCCCACTTCTTGTCAATCTCTGTGTATCGGTGCCTTTAAAGTATTTGGTAGGGTGGCAAGTGAAGGTTGCTTTGGTCATGTAGAGACCAGGTTGCACTTCTTCAAGATCAGTCACATTGACCTTATAACACCAGAGTCTAGTTGTTTTGACTCGCTCACTCTCTAGCCAGAACTTCTCACGGATAAACAGACTCATAAATTGGTTCATCTGTTCTTCAGTAGGTTTGACCAAGTAAATCGTATAAGGTTTCTTGACCAGTTCCCTATGTTTGTTCGTCTGAACGATTGCTCCACTGATGCCACCATGCTCCAAGAGAGCTGTCTTGCTCTCTCCCAGTGCAATTGAAGGAGAGTCGTGGACAATGACCTTAAATGGAAAAGACGATGTCCTCACACCGTCAATCACAAGCTCATTATGCTTTATCATGCAAACCCTCCTTTCAATTGTGTCTTGCGTTGCAGTTCGTCAGCAATCCTCTGCGCTACCTCATCAGCAATACGAATGATGTCAGCTTCTTCTCTGATAGTATTGCCACTAATGGTAATGTTGATGGTCGGTGAAGTTCCGCCCATTGTCTGAGCAATACCTCGACCGATAGCACCAAGTGTTTTGTCATTGAGTGGTAACACTGCCTCATTCCCAGCTTCACCACCAACCATGAGGTTATTGCCATTCATTCCAAAAATGGTTGGTTTCGTCATGATACCGCCCTTTGCATACCATTCGATGCTGATACTTGGAACACCCTGACTCAACCAGTCGAGTGGATTGGCTGAACCGCTAACAGAGAAGTGAGGTAGTGGGATATGTGGCCAGCTGATACTAAAGTTAAACAATCCTTTGATAGCTTCAATAGCTGAAGATACGGCATCTTTTGCACCGTTGATTGCACCTGAAATGGTACTCTTGATACCTTCCCAAACGCTTGATACAGTACTAGATATAGCATTTAACACATTTGAGACAGTATCCTTGATGCCGTTCCAGACATTTGATACAGTTCCTGAGATACCGTTGAGAATATTTGAAATATAACTCTGTATAGCTGATAAAATGGTCTGAATAATGCTTTGAATAGCTTGCCATACAGTAGAGAATACTCCCTTGATGGTTTCCCAAGCTCCTGACCAATCACCAGTAATGATCTGCATAACTGCTTGGATAATACCAAGAACAACATTGATTGCAGTCTCAACAACAGTCTTGATGATTTCCCAAGCTGTTGTAATGACAAGTTGAATATTATCCCATGTGGCTTGAATAAGTGGACCTATGTACGTCATGACCGTGTCAATAACTGTTGAAATGGCATTCCAAACAGTCTCAGCACTTGTCCTGATAAGTTCCTGGTTCTCCGTCCACCAAGTAACAACAGTTCCAAAGACGCTCATGACAAAATTAGAAATCTCTGATACGACTGCATTGATAACTTCAAGAATCGCATTCCAAACGGTCGTGACCGCATCTCGAAAACCTTCGTTAGTTTCCCAGAGGTATTTCACAATAGCAACAATCGCTGCTATGGCCACTACAACTCCTGAAATAATTCCAATGATTGGTAATGCTGCTGCAATCATTGCGCCAAATGAGGACATAAACACAGCTTGCAGGGTTAAGAATATGGGGGCTAAGGCTCCTACAATTGTCAAAACCACACCTAAGATGACAATGAAATCTTTTACTGGATCAGGTAAGGAATTAAACAGCTCAGCTACACCTTTCACAATCGTTGCCAAGGTTTGGAAAACAGGGATCATCATTTCCAGAAGAGGTTGACCAATAGCAGATAATGCATTGGTCCCAGCTTGTTTCAGATTCCCCATAACGTTTTCTAGGCCGTCTGATTCTCTTGCAGCCTGTCCAAGAGCTCCTGAGAGTTTATTTCCGTCTTCGACCATCTGAAGCAATGTCAATTGCTTCTGCGCTTCGCTCAAGTCCTTGAATGACTTTCCGTACAATTTATTTGCAGCTGCATTCCTAGTTGTCTCTGTCGCAGAGATTCCAAGAGCGGCATCGTTAGCAAAGTTTCCCTTCAAAAAAGATTGTAAGCTCTCTGTCACGCTCTCAATAGATTTGTCATAGAAGGCTGCACCGTCTGCTGCTGCCCTAGTTGCACGAGAAGTAAGATCCAAAGCTTCTGCTGTATCCAATCCTGAAGTTTTGGCAAATGAAGCCATCTGAGTGAATGATTCTTGCAATCGCTCTGGGACAATATCCATTTCCTGACCAATAGCATTCAACGCTTCTCTTGCTTGGGTTTCCATATCTCCGAAAACGGTAGTAAATTGAGCATTACTAGCTTGCATTTGAGCAGCTGCTTCTAACGCTTCTTTTCCTACTTCCACAAGCTTTTCTGAAATAGCACTCAACTTCTCACTAAACTGTTGAAGTAGTTCTGCTCTTAAATTTCTTGAGATTTCACTTAAACTTTCTTGAGTGCTATCAGCAGCAGACTTTGTTCCCTTCATCTCATCATTGAGATGATTAAAAGCAGTCTTAGCCTGATTTAGCTCAGCTTCCATCTTGTTGGCTTGTGTGGAGTTCTCACCAAATTCTTTTTTAGTGATTTCCAATTGTTGTTCTAGATTTGAAATCTGTTTACTTACAATCTCAGACTGGGCACCAATCTTTTTCTGAGCAAGAGCATTTCTCTCAGCTTCGCTAGCATTTGAACCTAAAGCACTTTCTTGCAGTTTGAATGAGCTTGTCACCTTAGTCATCTCTGAAGCAAGTTGACTCTGTTCATTCTGCAATTCTTTCAGTTGCGTTTGGTTGCTTTTAGTTGCATTCCCATTCTCAGCAAGCGCCTGGTTCACATTTGCAAGCTTACCCTCATATCCTTTTAGGACGTTTTGAGTAACTTCGACTTCGCGTTGAAAGGCACGGTACTGATCAGCACCGATATCACCATTTTTGAACTGCTGTTCCACCTGAGACTGAGCTTGTCTCAAGGTTTCCAGTTTCTCCTTGGTCGTCGAAACTTGCTTTTGCAAGACTTCTTGCTTCTGAGTCAGGAGCGTTACGTTTCCTGTATCAAACTTCAAGGCCTTGTCAATCTGTTTCAACTCCTGACTTGCATCAGTAGCAGCCTTATTGACATTTTTCAGCGCCTTCTGTAAAGGTTGCGTGTCGCCATCAATTTCAATTTTGATACCTTTGATATTTCCTGCCATATTTCCTCCTTTCTCAAAAAATAGAAAAGCGCTGAGAGAACTTATACCACTGATAATGCAGTCAGACCAAGGAACTTGGTCTTAGAATCGCTCTCTCAGCACTCATTT